TAGTTTTACCACATCATGAGGTAAATTAAATTGTTGTTGACCGTAATCCAATGCGTTATCCATAGTTTTTTATTTAAAAATATGTTGTTAAAATCTATAGTAAATAAAAAACCCACCTTAATAGATGGGTTTATTTTATTTTTAAAAAAATTATTAGTACACTAATATACAACGATCCGGTTGTAACGTCATATCGATTTTCATAATATCTGATGTATCATAACCAACACTGTTAAATTTAACGTCGGTAATACTACATCCTTGTAATATCCACTTTTCAACGGCAACACCTGTAGGATCCAACATTTCTAAATCCACGTCTTTTTTATAACCAGCGGCATAACCCATACGTCCTGTTACAGACTCAGCATGTAAACGAACCCATTCCATAACTGCTTGAGATGCCGAAGGACCGATAGGATCTCTTAGAGTTACTGTAATCGATTCCCAATTGAATGATCCCGCAACATACGTTTGAGTATTTAAGAATTTAATTTCTTTCGTATCTATTTTTATACTTGGCCTAGATGCTTTTTCAACATACCAAGAATTGATCCCTAAAGAAGAAGGGAAACTCAATATAAACCTATTACTTTTTTTAGGTTCGTACTGAAAGGGCATTTTCATTAATAAATCAGCCATTGTCTATTTTTTTTTATTAGTTTTATTTATTTTATTATAAATATCACCTTGTTTATTTTTTTTCTATTTACTTTGTCCCGGTTAAAAATTATTATTCTACTAGACTAGAGATTATTAATTATATTTAACTTTTTCTCCTCCTTTAGTTAAATATATATCTACTGGTTTTTCTGGATATTCTTTTTCTAGGAAATCATTCATTTTTTCAACATTTCTTAAATCGTCATCTGAAAAACCAATTACCGGTAGAATCTCATTATTTGAAACGTCATCTTTAAACATTGGGTTTCCTTCATGTTTGGACGTTTTTGAAACCTCCTGAGCCATTTGTCGACAATATGAAATAAATCTTCTCATCGCTTTAATTTTACCCTCTTCAGGGTTCGACGCACTACCCTCCCCGAATGTTACCGGTTCAAACACACACAAATCAAGATATTCCTGTATTAAATCCTTATCTTGGAAATTTACATCACTTACCGATTCAAAAACTTCTTCAGTATTTAAATTTCGATATCTTTTTAAGTTGTCGACTAAAGTCTTTGAGTTTAATCCGTTATGATTTGAAACAATATAATTAAACGTCGCTTCTTTTAAAACTTCGGGATTGTGCCCCCTTGCTGTGATAATAGCAAAAATCGAACCCCCGTTAATACATTCAACAAAATCATTCCATGAAGGACCGGGAGATGCCATTAAAGAGTCAACTATAAAGTTCTTATTTCCCTTAACACCAAAAAATCTAAAAGGATCTGGTGCGTACCCAACTATGGTAGTTCCTTTATATGGAAACGGTTCAACACCTAACTGATGTCTATGTTCCGCAAAGTCTTCGGTAGATAAAGGAATCTCCTCCTCATTTTCAGACATAACCATAATTTTTGTTGGCATAAACACAATGTTATCATCCCAATCAAACGCGTAGTATTTTAAATCAGGAGTTCCCTCTGAATTGAATCCCTCGTTTAATTTTTGTCTACGTACGTATCTATATATTTCTTTGGTGTATTTCATCACTTCTTAAGTCTTTCCAATAGTTTTTCTAATTGAGCTTCAGTAATAACAATATTTTGTTTTTTATCTGAAAAAGTTTGTGACTCTTTCTTATCGATACCAACACTTTCTTTGATTAATTTTTTTTCTATTATCATAATCTTTTTTTTATATAAATATACAAATGGGGAATATTTCTACTCCCCATCTTTTATTATTTTAGTTTTTATTATAAATCGTCAAACGATGCTCCCGTTGGGGTAATGACAAACTCGATGTCAATATATTCTAATGCTCTTGTAGGTTTTAAAAATATTTTACCTGTTAAAGTGTTAGAATCTAAATCTTCGGGTGTGTTTGAAACCGTTACTCGGAAATCAATCAAACCTCTATCTCTTCTAATTGAATCCAAGATTGGGTTAACTGAGTCTAAGAATTGTTGTCTAACTTTATCATCGTTTTGCTCAAACAATAATCTAACCGCCACCGCTGAAATTAATTTACGAGCTTGTAGTAACAATCTTCTAACGTTAATTCTGTCAAGTGCAGACTCTTTAACTTGCATCGTTTTGTTACCCCAAATTACCGTACCAACATCAGAGAAAGTAGCGATTGGGTTAATTCTACCTTTATATAAGGTATCTCTATCTTCTTGTGTCAACTTTTTACGTGCTCTGATAGAATTTACCAAACCTCTTGTGTAACCCGCAGATGCGAACCAAGGGAAGGCGATGTTATCAGTTAATGCCAAGTTTTTAACCACTTCACCTGTTGGTGGTAAATAAAGTTGTGTATTATTTACACTATCTCTTGTCAAGACCCATGGGTAGTAAGTTGCTGAGTAGTTAGAGTCTATTCCTGTAGATTCCAAATTATCTACCGTTTCTTGTGGGTAAATCAATCCTTCTTCAATATCAGAATAAGTTGGTAAAAATAAATTAAAATCAGGAGTCGTACAGATGTAAATTGAATCGGCTCTGTCAGTTTCAACCATATCAATCGCATCTTCAACCAAGTTTGAGTTATTTACATAATCAATACCCGGAGTCGCAAATACGTTAATATTAACCGACTCAGGATTTGCGAAACTGCTTTGTCCCATTTTAAATGCGTAATAGTCAGTGTTTGCCCATGTCTCTTGATTAGGACCTGAAATTTGTTTAAATGCTCCCCATCCTGATGCTGTTGGATATGTTACTGAAGGCGCCGCACCATATTTGAATCCTGATTGACCCAATGCGAATGAATCACCATTAGTTCTATATTCTCTATAGATATCCCAACCATCGAATCCACCATAAGGGTATAATGTAAATTTACGAGTATTTAATTTGTAATATGGGTTATCAGTACTTTCAGGTTCACTTCTAAATGCTCCAGCACCTACCACAAACGCCGACGTTGTTGCAGAATTAACAACCATAGTAACGATAGTAGCCCCACTGTCCATGTGGAATCCTTTAGTTTTATAACCCCAACCAATCCCTGAAGTATCAGTTCCTAAGTTTGCAGGTATTTGTTTACCTTTATATTCGAAGAAATCATAATCAATTCCAGTTATGTTTGAAATACCTAAATATGCTCTTCTTGGGTTTTCCCCGTTAGAGATAACTGCATTATCCCCTCCTGATGAAGAACCAAAAGGTGGGTTATAAATTACATCACCCGCTTTTAAATATTGTGTTTTATAAACCATAAACGGCGGAGTCGCATTTGCATACTCTCTACTGATGTAACCATCAAAACCACAAGGTAATGCGTCTGTCGGAGCTTCGTCGCTCATTTCTAACATAACATATTTAGACTTAACTTGGTATTCTCCGTTAGATGTTCCTATTTTATTTGCTACATAATTGTTTTGGTTAGGGTCCATAGAACAATTAGTGAAACTTTCAATAACTCTAACGTTTTGATCGTTATCATAAAAATCTCTAATGAATACATCGAAAGTTGCGTTAGCAAATGAAATATTACCAATAGACATTTTTACCAATTTATTTGCCGCGTTACCGTCAGAAATTAATTTAAATTTAAATAATTTAAAAACTTTATTACCTCTTAGTTCTGAAACTAAATAAGGTGTTTCAGGTGTTTGGTATTGTTCCAAATAAAATCCTAATGAATCAGAATAGTCATTACTTGTTGTGTCAGTCACACCAGGTAAAGATACTAAATCACAATAAATTCCTCTAACTTTACTTTCTCTATACCCCGCTTGTAACAAACTTGAGTACGTCTCTTCAACAAGTAAAGGAACTTCAGTTCTATCTTTACCAAAATTACTTCTACCAAATACTTTAGAAATGTATTGTGTATCTGTTGTTGACAATGATGTCTCAAAACTAAATGTGTCTCCGTCTTTAGTTATCCCTGAGATTGCGAATGTTTCGTATGGGTTTTTAGTTACCGCAGAATATCCACCAGCACAATTGATTGCCACATCAGTGGTTCCTGTAACTTGGAAAGCCGGTCCGTGACTTGTACTTGAATAATTAGTAATACCTCTTGATCTTAAAGTCGCAACTACAAGGTTATCATATTCACTATAAGGTGAACCCGAGTAGTTAGTTAAATATGTTGCCATAGTACCTGAGTAAACACCACCACCTAAACTTGAAATACCATTTAAAACCGAACCAAACCCATAACCATTATATGAATTCACATTAGTAATACTTTGACTGTAATCGAATAATCCGTAATACCACGCATCATTTGATGATGAACTTAAATCTGCGATTGAAACGTCAACGTTATTAACCCCAAATGTTTCAGTGTATGCTGTAGCCGCCCCTGCAACTGATGAGCCAGTAACTGAGTTAAATGTGGTTGAACTAACTGAACCCCAAAAATATGCGGTTCTTCCTGATAATGCTGATGATGTACTATATAACCCAACTTGAGCTGATATATAATTTTTAAAGTCCTGACTCAATGTAGATGTTCCACCGTCGTAACTAGTGTAAGTCTCATAAAATTTTGAACTTAATTCTGAAGGTACACTTGTTATGGTGATATTTGAACTAGCACCTGTAGTACCAGTAAAGTTTACATAAACAGGTCCTGTAGTTGCAGTTACCGAAAGAGTTGCCGGATCAACGTTACCCGCAGTTACAATCGACCAAGATGGTCCAGCATCATAACCTGAAAGTCCTAAAACTCTCGTTATGAATAATTGATTTGATTGTTGTAAGTACGCTTTAGCAATGTAAGACGTCTCATACTTTGGTATCTGAGTATTGTAGTATTTTTCGGGGCTTGTACCTCCGAAGTATACTTGATACTCATCGTAGTTTGTTATAAAAATCGGTTCGAATGCTGGACCTTGTAAAGTCTCCCCAGCCAAACCTAATGTTGTTACACCAACGCTTTGTGCAACGAAAGTTAAGTCTCTTTCTGAGGTATACACTCCAGGAGAAACGAATACTTTTGTAGTAGATGCCATTTTGTCTATTTAATTAAAGATTTATTTTTATTAATAAATACCTACAAAATTCCCAAAAAACGTGATTAAAAGATAATAAATATATGTAAGTATGAAAAAATTCTACCTTTTTTCTACCTTATTATATTTATAATTATGAAAAAAATAAAAAATATAAAGATTTCAGAAGAAACCCACAGCATCTTAAAAACGTATTGCCAAGATAATGGATTGAAGATTTATGTGTTTTTAGAAAACTTAATTAAGAAGAGTTGTATTAAAGAAAAAGATATTTATGGTGAGTAATTAAACCAACACCGCAATAGTTTTTATAGATGCAATTTTAGTAATATCGTTTTTTATGATATTAATAATTAGAGTATCCCCATCGTTGATTTGTATTATACTTAAATCATCCCCAGCATAATTACCGTTAATGGTTACAGAGAATGACGATACGTTTTGTGTCATACCAACATTAATATCGGCAGTATACCTAAACACCTCACTTAATTGAGTATTACCCGACACAAAACTTAAATCCAAATCAAATGAGTTCGGTCTTGGAGGTTCAATTTTAGCCCTTTTAGATTTTTTAGATGTTTGAAATTCAAAAAGGGAAACTTGTCGTGTGATTGCGGGGGAGACTTGGAATTCATCTTCATCAATCAACAACCCATTTAATGTGATTTTATAACTCTGTACGTAATACTTTCTTTTTTCAATGTCTTTTGCCGATTCATCTGTTGGATCTTCTAACGTTATTGGCATATAGTGACCCTTAATTTGTGTGTATGCTTGTTTTGAGGTGAATTTTTGCATCATGATTTTATTGAATTCATTCACTTCTCGCATTCTATTACAAAATATTTTAATAGTATATATAACATCAACAGGTACTGGTTGTGGTATTTTATATACGTCCGCACCCTTTCTTTGTCCGTCCCAAGTTGGTACCGTATAGTATGAGAACCTAAGTCTTTCAGGAATATTCGCCACACCGCCTTGGAATTTACCATATTTTACCTCAGGTTGTCTTACTGTTATAATAAAAGGTAATGAAACGTTTTTATCTAAATCTTGGAAATCCCACGTTTCGGTAAATTGTGACCAACTCTGAGTTGTTATTATTTTATTAACCGTCGGTACCGTTTTACCGTCAACAGTTAATGTTATATCATCCTTTACAAAATCTAATATACCCCTATCTAAGTCAGCATGTAAAACCCCTTTTGGTAAATACGTACCGTCAACTGTAATATCATCTAACATTTCTTGCCTTCTTTCTGGACCAACTTTAGTGGGAACAAGAGGTAGATATTTTTTTTCTTTTTTAGGTAATGCCATTTTATATTCCTTTGAATTCGTTGTTAGTTGATGGGGTTGCGATTATTGTTCTGTAGAATTTTTTATACCCCCCATATGTGTGCTTATTATCTGACGTTATCCTACCGTCATTTACTACCGTATAATATCTTACCGTATCTTCAGTTTCATAATACCCAATGTAGTCACCCAAAGAAATTTCTATTGCCAACTGATCCAAATAACTTTGATATATGCTAAAATTCATATTACCCGGCTCAATTTGAGATAATTTAGAATTAGCGTAATCTGAGTTTACTGGTGCTTCGATTTTAACGTACCCTTTTAACTCTATTGGGGTTAAGAATTGTATTCCGTCAGTCAACGCTTCACCATATACATCATCAGTATTTGTTTTTTGTTTGTCGACCCTATATAGTACTACCGTAAAGTTCATGTCGCCATGTAACCATTCCTCGCCCATAGATATCTCTAAAAAAAAAAATCTTCTTCGGAGAAGAATTTATTTAATCTAGTAATTGGTACTCTGTTGTTTAACATATAAGTTATGTTTTTTTATGTATTTATGTATTATTTTATTACTACACCCATATATTTCACCAATTTGGACGTAATTTAATCCTTTAATTAAATAATTATTTATATCATCACTAACTAAATTATAAATATTAGATTTTGGTTTATATATTCTGTATTGTCTTAATTTTTTATTTATTGTGTTAATGGAACAATTAAAATACTTACCTATTTCAACTATTGTCCCATTTTTTATGATATATAAATCATACAATTCATCTTGATTTATATCATATTTAAAGTTTGGATTGTCTTTTCCGTATTTTTTGCTTTTTTCTTTTAGTATTTGTAACACATTTTCAGTGTGACTTTTACCAAAAAATGGATTTTTTATGCCATGGGTATCTCTACACCCCATACATGTCATTGAGTATGGTGCTTTTTTATTTCCACAAACGCATTTTATATTTTGACCCCCTTTCCAATTGGGGTTTTTATCCCCCTTAGTGTTGTGACTCATTTTTTGTCTCATATTTTTTGACCACTCAATATCTAACCATAATTTTTTTAACCTTTCTTTTTGTTTTATTTTTCGTTCTTCAGATAATTTTTTTCCTTTATGTGTTAATGATATTTTTTTCCTTGATTCCTCCGTGTGCGTTTTACCTAACATAGGGTTTATATTACCTCCGTCAGCAATATTAAAAATATTAATATTAGACTGCCTACATTTTTTTATCTCTTCTATTTCACCGAGTAAGAGGTCCTCATATGAATTAAAATTTTTAATCTCTTTTATTATTGGTTTTTTATTTTCGTTTTTTAGTGAATCGAACCACACCTTAATAAAATGATTGGTGGGTTTTCTTAAATGTGAATTTAATCTATAATTAAGACCATTTTTTGTTATACCGACATATTTTAACTCATCAGTGTCGGGAGAATATAAACCATATAATTGGTATTTTACCATATATTATAAATATCGTTAACTACAAAACCCTCTTATTTTTATTATAGACAATAAAAAGATTGATTTTTATATGTTTTTTACTATTTTTATTTATACACAATGGACGACATAATTTCAAGGACTCCCGAAACTAAAGCACTTCAACTTTTAGATGAATATGTTGGATCAAATAACTATATCCTAAATTTAAAACATAAAAAACTTAATAGTAAGTCGTTTACACCCACAAGACCCCAATCAGATTACATAATAAATTTCCATAACATATTACCAAAAGTTGCAAAAAAATGGGTTAAGTTAGATTCCTACTTCGGTAAAAAGATGATGGAGGATAAAATGTATACTAAGGAACCGACAGAAATTTACGTTGAAAAACTTTTGGTTGAAAAAGATAAGTCGTATCATATTTGGGGAAAAGTGTTTAGTGGTGAAACCATTCACGATTTTTGGTTACCGAAAACGGCAATAATAAAAAACAACGAAGTAAAAAACGTTGTTGTCGATTACACAAAATACGATGTGAGACCCCCAATGGAACACCAAAAAGAGGCAATTCAAAAATTGGTTGGTAACAAAAAGTTTATTTTGGCGGACGATATGGGTTTGGGCAAGTGCGAGCCTAAGGATAATAAGGTATTTACCCCAAATGGTAGAAAAAAAATTGGGAATTTAAAAGTCGGAGATAACGTTATTGGTAGTGACGGCAAATCGCATAACGTTGTTGGCGTATTTCCACAAGGTTTAAAGGAAACATATAAAATTACATTCAATGACGGATTTTCAATTTTATCAGGAGATGAACATTTATGGTCTGTTTCATCCCCCAATTACGGTAAAAATAGAAAAAACGAAAGACTAAAAAAATCTTTAGTTTTATCAACAAAACAAATGTATGAGGGAGGTAAAATTAAAGTTAAAGGTATTGACTATAATAAAGATAAAGAATACGAAATTGAGACTTATTATAAATCGCCAAACGGGAATAATAAATGGCAAATACCAATCGTAAAGCCAATACAATTTGAACGAAATGATACCCTTCCGATTAACCCTTATTTTTTAGGTCTGATTTTAGGAGATGGTCATATAACTAAATCGTCTTGTGTTTTTACCGTTCACTGCGACGATTATGATGAATTATTTTACGGTTTTAATTTAAATGAAAATAAAAAAATTGACAATAAAAGAAAAGGAAATAAATTTATTGGTAGGGATATATTAAACGAACTCAAACTTAACGAGGCTCGATCCCATAATAAATTCATACCCGATATATACAAATATTCATCAATTGAAAATAGATTGGCAATTCTACAAGGATTAATGGATACTGACGGACATTGTATGTTTAACGGAAATGAAACTTTTTTAGGGACTGAATATTGTACCATTTCAAAACAACTTTGTGATGACGTTGTTGAAGTGGTACAAACATTAGGGGGGGTTGCCAGAGTTAATACTCGTATCCCCACTTATACATATAAGGGTGAAAAAAAGAAAGGTAAGTTAGCGTATAGAGTTAATATTAAACTACCTTCAGGTATGAATCCATTTCGATTAAAAAGAAAGTCCGATAGATATATCGAACCAAAAAAATACCCAACTGGAAGATATATTAAAAATATTGAAAAAGTTGGATTTGAGGAAAGTGTGTGTATATCGGTAGATTCTCCTGATAAACTATATGTTACCGAACATTGTATTGTAACTCACAACACAACCTCCACAATCATTGCTGCGTTAGAAAC